CACCAGTTCAAGTCTTTAATTGTGGAAATTGTGGTGAGATACTACCATTAAATGAGATAAATGAACTTATTTAGTTGGATTAACGAACTATTTGTCGGCAAACGAGATTGGGATAGTTTTTCGGATGCCGACAAAAAGAAGTTTAGTCCATTTATGGTAAATCGTTATTTGAGTATGGGTGAAGATTTTTTACCTTTCGTAAATCACTTTCAGAAGTACACGATAGAAGTTATGCCACATAAAGCCGTGTATCAATTTTATTGTAATTTACTACCGAAGAAAAAGACTTACTTGAAGTATATGAGTGGTAAGAAAGAAAGGACAAATGATTCAGTTGTACCTTTTATCATGAAGTATTTTGAAGTAAGTAAATATCAAGCTGCTGAATATTATGATTTGATGACAAAAGAAGAATTGATATTATTAGTGAAAAAATATGGTAAATCCGATAAGGAAATAAAGAAGATGAAAATCAGATGAGTAAATTATTAATGGCTTTGGGTATATCATTATTAGGTCATGTATGGGCTTGGTTTCATATGCAAGGTCAATTCAAGTGGGAATGGGCCAGAAGTATTTGGTGGGTTATATTAGGTGGAATTCCAATCAGTATTGCTTTTTGGTATGGAACTAAATGGTATTATGAATATTTTGGAAATTACTGGTACGTAAGACCAATTGGATTTGGAATGGCTACAATAGTTTTTACCATATTGACTTATTTGGTTTTACATGAAGTACCCGACACCAGAACTATAATCAGCTTAATTTTATCAGTTATCATTATAGCAATACAATTATCACACTTAATCATAAAATAGGAAAAGTTATGAATATAAAAGAAAGAGAACTAGAAACACAATTAGTTGATCCGACAGAAGATACGGAAAGAGTATCTAGAGATATAGTAACACAAATGGAACAAGAATGGCCAGAAATGACCAAGGAGTTCAAAAGGTTACAACGAGAACAATACGAGTTGTTTCTACACAAACAACACGATTACGGTCCAGGTAATATTTCAGTTGGAACACAATTACAAACAGAGGAAGAAGTACATCTTTCACTTACAGGTTTGTGGTTCAGAATGAATGATAAGATTCAGAGATTAAAGAATCTCTTAATGAGTGGTCGTAAAAATGCAGTAGAAGGTGAGCCGATGGAAGATGCATTTCTTGATGTATCCAACTATGGTATTATGGCAACAATCGTAAAAAATGGAAAATGGGGTAAATAATGAACGAAAAATATTGGGGTGAAAAGAAAGTACTCACGAAAAAAGACATACAAGTGAATGGTGGTAAACCAGAAAAACATATAGCAGTTCACGAGAACAAGATTTATTATTATGCTGGTGTCAGTAGAGAGAGTTCAGTAGAATTAAATAAAAAGATAGGTGAGTTAGAAAGTAAAAGCTTGACTTTATCAAAAACTCTTGGTATATTACCACCGTCAATAAAGTTGTTTATTAATTCGGGTGGGGGTTCTATCGTAAGTGGTATTGCTTCTATGGATACTATATTAAGAACACAAGTTCCAGTTTACACTTACGTAGATGGGTTTTCAGCAAGTGCTGCCACTTTTTTAACAGTAGTTGGTGAGAAAAGATTTATGAGTAGAAATTCTTATATGTTGATTCATCAGTTAAGTAGTAACTTTTGGGGAACGTATTCTAATTTTGAAGATGAAAAAGAAAATCTTGATTTGATGATGAAAACTATAAAAGACATTTATAAAAAATACACTAAATTACCAATGAAGAAACTAGATGAAATATTAAAACATGACTTGATGTGGGATGCTCAGACGTGTTTAAAATATGGAATAATTGACGAGATAATATAATGGGACACGTATCACACTCACAGTTTGTATCTTATAATGAATGCAATTTAAAATGGAAACTACGTTATATAGATAAATTAGGTACATTCACGGGTAATATACACACGTTATTTGGAACAGCTATGCACACCGTCATACAAGAATATCTCGCGGAAATGTATTATAAGTCCATTAAGGAAGCGGATAACCTTGATATGGAGTCGAGATTAAAAGAAGAGATGATGAATGAGTTTAAGCTTATAAAAGAAAATCAAGAAACCTTACCTTGTAGTCAAGATGACATGATTGAGTTTTATCAAGATGGTTTAGCTATACTTGAACACTTTAGAAAACATCGTGGTAAGTACTTCATGAAGAAGAACTATGAATTAGTCGGTATTGAGTTGCCGATATTCATGGAATTACAAAAGAACGTTGAGTTAAAGAGTTATCTTGATGTAGTCATAAGAAACAAAGTATCAGGTAGAATTACTATTATTGATTTAAAAACATCTACCAGAAGTTGGACGGATTTTCATAAGAAAAACTTTTATAAGAAAGCACAATTATTACTTTACAAACAATTCTATTCAGAGAAATTCAATGTACCGTTGGATAAGATAACGGTAGAATTTTTGATACTAAAGAGAAAGATAGCAAAACAAAGTGACTTTCCAATCAGTAGATTACAGAGATTTGAACCATCTAATGGTAAGCCAAGTGTTAATAAAACAATGAAGGCATTCACAGAATTTCGTGAAGCTATCTATGATGGGGAAGGAAATCATAAAACTAACAGAGAGTATAATGCCTCACCAGGTAAAGCCTGTACATTCTGTGAATTTTATAATACGGAGCATTGTAAATGGGGCAAGAAACTTTAAAAGTAGGTATTGTCGGTAGTCGTAAATACGAAAACCGAAGAAAGATTAAAGAATTTATCTTTAAGTTAAAGAATGATAAAGGAATAGATACCATAATAGTTAGTGGTGGATGTCCAGAAGGCGCTGACTTTTATGCTAAGAAATATGCTCTTGAATTAGGATTACAATATGAAGAATATCCACCAGCACACAAATCACATAATTTGTATTGTCCATTACATGAAAGGAATTATAGTAAACCCTATAGTGTTAAAAACTTCTTTGCTCGCAATAAACAGATAGCAATTCATTCAGAGTATGTAGTTGCCTTTATTCCAAGAGGAGTTGATTCTCCAGGTTCTATGTCTACGATAAATTATGCTAAGAAATTTGGTAAAAAAACTCTTGTTATTGATTAATTCTTTATATTTATATATATACAAAAGAGTAGTAAGGTTATGAAACAAGAAACAAAATTAACGTCAGTTAAAATAATAAAAAGTCTATATGAGCAATTTAAATTCAAAACTGTTAATTCTTCAATGAATTTACAAAAACTAGTCAATCGTTCAGTTCATCGGTATATTCACGACAACGCTATACAAGAACAAATAGAAACTTATGATAAACTATATGCAAGTGGGAGTCAGTTTTAATGATGCAACTAAGAAGTGATATTATTGATGCTCTTATAAAGAAATTTGAGAGTGCTATTTCTACACATAAAGTTAATGTGGAAATAATGCTAGAAAATACAGTTGGAGTTGGGGAACATTCTAATATTATAGAAACGATTGAAAGGGAATTAGAGATAATTACTGAATATGATGATAAGCTTAAAGTTTTAATAAAATACTTTACGGATAGAAGTTTTAAGAAAGATAAGAAGAAGGTTTTAAATGGCTAAGAAGAAAATATTATTAATGTCAGATGACTTGAGGATGCATAGTGGCGTAGCAACCGTGTCTAAAGATATAGTCATGGAAACACTAAATGAATATGATTGGGTACAGATTGGTGGAGCAATAAAACATCCCGAACAAGGTAAGATTGTTGATATGTCCCAAGGCCTTGATCAGTTTGGAATTAAAGATGGATATTTGAAAATTTATCCCGTTGATGGTTATGGTAATGAAGATATATTAAGAGAAGTACTTGCAGTAGAGAAACCCGATGCTATTCTTCATTATACTGATCCACGATTTTGGATTTGGTTCTATAATATGGAAGCAGAAATTCGTAGGGATATTCCAATTTTTTATTATAACATTTGGGATGATTTACCAGATCCACAATACAATACAAATTATTATAAAAGTAGTGATTTACTGATGTCAATATCTAAACAAACCTATGGTATTAATAATCGTCTGTTGCCTGAGTATGCAGATTGGCAAACCACATTTGTACCACACGGCATATCACCACGTAGATTTCATAAAGTTCAAGATGATGATATGAAGTTAATGGATTTTGATGAACAATTTGGATTATCGGATAAAAAGTATAAAATACTCTATAGTAATCGAAATATTCGTAGAAAACAACCAGGTGATATATTATTGGCTTATAAATACTTTATG